AACGGCCTTGCCACTGAATACAACCGCACCAATCGACAGTGCAATTATACCAATTGGATTAACAACTAATCCAGTAGCTAAAACAGTTGCACAAATGATCCCTATTTTTGTGCAAAATATACCATCTATTTTATCTTTTAACGGTGTTTCTTTTCTTATTTTATCAATTAATTTCATAATTATTTTAATTTATTAAGTTTATCTTTTATTTCTTTTGTAATCATTCCAAACGATTTTAAACCTGAGTACCCTACTAAGAAAGCTATCCCAAAACCTAAACGATTCGGAAGATATAAAGAGTAGGTAAGTAAAGGAGTCACATAAATAGCACAACCAACACCTACGATAAAGTGCATTATTTTTTGCCAAACAGTCATTTCTGTAGGCTTAGATAATAATGCGACAACTCCAAAACCTCCAGCTAGTGCGTACGCTATGTCAATTCCTAATTTATACAAGTAGTGGTTAAGTTCTTTTAGCATCGTAGTATTATTTAAATCTTTTAGTTACAAATATAAATATAATTATAGTTAAAAAACTAAAATATTCTGAATAATCGAATACCGTACCTTGTCCTATTAATTCATCGTGAAAAGCGTTTATTGTAGATATGAATATACAGAAAGATATACACTTCCATACATTAGTACTGCATTCATTATAAATAGTATACGTATAAAAACAGAACGCCATCGTAATCAATTGATAATACGAACCTTTCCATAAGTAGTCCCAAAATGAATAACCTACAAAAGCGGAAACAAACCCACATATTAATGTATATTTACTTAGCCTTTTTTCCATTACGATCATTCGGTCTAGTTCCTACATGTTTTTTTTGCTTCGGTGGTTTTGGTTGTAGTGTTATCTTTTTAGCCATAACTAATTAAATATTATTTTGATTTATATTCGACAATCTTATAATGCCCCGTCGATACGTCTTTTTCTGTTTGTTTTAGTCGCGTATGTAGATCACGTAAAAAGTAACCTACAACGCCAATTAATAACGCTATAATTGTGTAGTTGTTCATTCGAAATGGTTTTTTTGTGGTATTGGTATAAATTCCGAAGTATTCAACGTTTTCAACCATTCAAGGCTAGAATGTTGTTGTTCAATTTCTGAAATAAACCAATTGTTGTTTATATCTTGAATAGGATTGAAATAAGACGAATCATCATATAATTGACCTACTAATAAATTTTTTTGCTGTGTAGTTAATGGTATCATACTTGTTGTTTAAATTTAATTAAAATATCTTTAAATACTTCATCCATACTTCCTACACATTTCTAGTTAAAGTTGTTTGAAACGCTTGTATTGATGTGTATAAATTAGTTACTTCAGTATCTGAAAGACCCTCTCCAATTGTAGCAAATGAACATTCTTTACCCGAAAAAAAAGACGCAACAGAAGCATCATTTCTAGCCCCTAAAAAAATAGGATAACTTGTTAATGAAGCTGAAACATAAGACATAGTTCCTTCAGAATAACCATTTCTATAGCCTTTAAAATCGGTATTAACTATCCTACTATTTACAAACATACCATTAGTCAATAGACCGCTAACACCGTTTGAATATATATTTTGACTATTTTCATAATATCTAAGGTTGTTAAACGATATCTCAATGTCTAACATATTTATATTGCCAGCATCAGCCGCACCCATATCTACCCCATTTATTAAATTATTTTGCGTTCTAGAATAGAATGAAAGATGATTGTTATTTAATGATAAAGAAGCGATTGGGATTAAAAAGGTATTGGCGTAAGCGTTGGTTCCATTCGGTAATCCCCCCGTGCTAGAATGTACCCAGCCCCCATTAAATGTTAACCTAAACGCTACATCTAAATCTCTAGCATCCATAAAATTAAACTTATGTTTAATGGCTGTTCCTCCAACCATTGGGTATAATGCTTTCATTTTTCCAATTAGACCATAAGTTGTTAAGTCGGTTTCAAGAGTATTCAATGCTCCTATAATAGTCGTATCACTTTCCCCAGTCGCTACTATCCACGCAGTTGTTAATGTGCCATAAGATCCACCGCTTTTTTGCTGAACTATACCATGTGATGCTCGTATCATAATGCTATATCCCCCATTAATAACCAAGTATCTGTTGCTTTTTTAATAAGCGTATACCCGCTATATTGCCCCGTACATTTTAACTTACTCCCACTTGAATATATGGTAACACCCGAACCAGCTACAAAGCTTGTCTGACCTGCTCCTAATTGCATACCCACTATTTGAGTCCCAACACTAAAAGCAACGCTTGAATTTGGTGGAATAGTCATTGTATTCGCTGCAGCATTTGATGTTGTTACCAATTTATCAGAATCTGTTAAAACAAGTGTGTAAGATGTCCCCGTTTGGACGTTTTCAACGATTAGTTTATTAGATTTTAATGCCAAATCCGTATCGTCCGCGATCGTTCCATTTCGATCTTGAAATGTATAAGTACGGGCCGCCGTGTTTGAATTGGTAAAAAACGAAGTGAAAGTATTCGCGACGTTTCTAAAATTGATCTTAAAAAGCGTTAAACCAGGAACGCCGCCGGTCGCGTCCTTATCGTCTTTATGCACGTATGAATCGACCGTTTCGTCTAATATATTACGAACCTTTGCGGCCGTTATTTCGCCGTTTGAATTCGTATTGATATCCGTTGTAATCAACGAATGAAGTTCCGTTCTTGTCTTCATATTCTAATTAAAATCAAAGTTAAAATCTTGTCCGAAATCGCCTAACGATAAATTGTTATAAGTTTCGTCGGCATTGTTTACGACGAAATTAAGGTTTTTAAATAGGTTTTTCACTTTTATAACTCCGGCGTTTTCATTGTTTAAAGTCAATGTCCTTGACGCGATATATTCGCGGTCTAATCCCACGGCATTTAAACCGATTGAATTATCTTTTAAAATCGTAAATAATCCCGTTTCGATGTCGCCAAAATGCTGAATAGAAACGTCGAAAATATCCTGGCCGCTCTTTATTGTATATTCCATAATTAAATATTTTTTCGATTTGCGTCGATGTTTATAGATAATTTATTCGCGTCGTCAACTAAAACAGAAACGACATTATAATTATCGCTTTCAAGATTTAAACGTATTTTTTGCGCCAATTCAATAGTATTAATTGATCCGTTAATCGATCGCGCTATTCCAACACCTAACATTGGAAATTGACGAAATTGGCCTAAATCAGTCAGTAAGATGTGGTCAACGTGCTGCGAATCCGATTCGCCGAAGAATATATCGCCGTTCGAAATAGAAATATCGCCTTCGGCGTCCAAAATAATATCTTTAAAAATTGCCATTTTATCAATGTTTTATTTTTGTGTTTTCAAGATCATTCACCACCGTATTAAGCAACGGCGTAACCGAAGCGAAAAACGGCGCCATTGGAAACGCTCCGGCCGGCGCTAACGTCACGACTTGCGATTGACATGCTGAAATTAGCGAATTTAATTTGTTTTCCAAAGCGTTTATTTTATTGACTAAAGGATCAATTTTTACGATTCCGTTATTAGTCCCGTCGTTGAACGTTATTTCGTCGCAATTTATAAGGACCTTCGCAATTTCTGAAAAGGTCGAAACGTACCCGGTTTTGTTATTTAAAAACGTCACAATAACAACGGATCCGACCGAAGGAATTAAGCAAAATCCCGTCGTTAAATTAAATTCACTTTGAAGACGAACGCCGAAGATTTCCGCGTCGCCATTCAACGGTTTAACGTCGACACTTCGTTCCGTTTCGTCGCATTCCGAAACGGTACAAACAATCGAATAATTTTCGACCGTCGGATCTTTTGCGATTGTCTGTAATAATTGTTTTATATTTTCCATTATTCGAAGTTTTTAACGTCGTTTTGTTGGTAGTCGGTCCCGACGATCGCCTTCCGCCCTAACTCGATATTTTGACGGAATCCATTTTGACCGAATGAAGTATTAGACGAATCGACGAAGTAAAATCCGTTTTGCTCCGGAAATTTTAACGATCGTAATTGAATGACGTCGCCGTGACTGATTTTTTTATCGCCAAATGTAACGAAGGAACCGCGAAACCCGGTAAACTTGTATTTCGGAACTTCACGCGTCGCAATGTCGCGCAATTGCTTTTCTGTTAAATTGTAATAGTGGCCGGTCCTAGCTTCGCCGTCAACGTCGCCGACTTCGATTTCGATCTTCGAATTGTCCGGCATCATTGAAATAGCTTTTAACTTTATTTTAATGTCCGATTCGTTTTTCCATTCTAAAGAATGATCGACGACATTTCGTTCAAATGTTATATTAAAAACCTTCGTAAATTTCGGAACATAAGTAAGGCCGCAATAAAGCGTTTTTCCTTTAAAGAACGATTCCAAAGAATATGTTTTTTTGAGTTCTTCTAATACATTAACCGGCGTTACGTTCGTCATTCTAAACGATCCGATTTCCGCGTTTGAATCGTTTTTGTCGAAATCGACGCCTTTTATTATATCGGTTAATAAAGTGTTGACGTTTACGGATTTATAGCTTTTCGTTATCGAATATTGTTTCAATTTCCACATTTCATTCTCGCAATGAATAACGACCGGCGTCGATAAAGATAAACGATCGACATATCCTTCGAAATACGTCGTTAATTCCGGATAATAACCTAATTCAACCTTAA